ACTCAATACATCGGTATTTCTTGGGACGAGTGGCATCGGTGTAAGCCCTCTAGGGACGCTTGGGCACAGAGTCGTTGGCCTTTGATTGAAAAGCGAATGACTAGGCAAAGTTGCTTGGAATGGATGGAAAGGAACGGATACCCAAAACCACCAAGATCATCGTGCGTATATTGCCCATTTCACTCAAACAAGGAATGGAAGCGATTAAAAGAAGAAGAACCAGAGGCATTTCAAAGAGCCATCCAGTTTGAAAAAGATATGCAAGTCGCAAAAAAGAATAGTGAAAATTTTGACTCCACGCCATTTCTCCACAAGTCCTGCACTCCTATTGAGCAAGTAGATTTTAGGGACGATTTCGATAAGGGGCAGATGGATATTTTTGGTGGCGATCATCCTCATTGTGAAGAAGGGATGTGTGGGGTGTGAATCAGATTGATGAGGCCAAGAACTTCGCTCGTCTGTTGTTTGAGCCAAGAGAGCAACTATCAATCCCAGAGTGGGCAGAGAAGAATCTCACGCTCTCGGCAAGAGTAACGAACATACCCGGAGCTTATTCGACAACCCTCACGCCTTATGTCCGTGAACCCCTAGAGGCTTTTGGTGATGATTCGATTCGGAGGGTGGTGTTGGTATGGGGGGCGCAGACCTCAAAGACGACAACGATTCTCGCTGGCCTAGCTTATCGAATCGCAGAACGCCCTTGTCCGGTCTTGTGGGTGATGCCCTCGGAACATTTAGCTCGATCATTTACAGAAACCCGCTGGCTTCCGATGGTGGACGATTGCCCAGCCCTAGCCAAAGAAAAGCCCGACAACACCGACAAGATCAAAATCCTCGAGCAACATTTTAAGCGATGCTCGGTCTGGTGGGCGGGAACAAGTGCCTCGGCTCTTTCTAGTCGTTCGATTGCCTTGCTATGTATGGATGAGGTCGATAAGTTCCCAGAGCAAGCGGGGGCGGGGAGAGAGGCAAACCCAGTCCAGTTAGCAGAAGCACGAGTTAGCACCTACCCCAATCATTTAATCATAGCAACCAGCACCCCGACAACTGCCGACTCAATAATTTGGGCTGAATGGCAGAAGGGGGATATGCGCTTTTATTTTGTGCCCTGCCCCCATTGCGGATTAAAACAAAAACTAATCTGGGGGCAAGTGAAGTGGGATGAGGCGGCCAAGATAGAAGATGGCGTTTATGATTATGCCCTAGTGAAATCCTCGACCTACTACGAGTGCGAGGGATGCAAGGGCAAGATTCAAGACGGCCAGAAAACCAAGATGCTCCGAGAGGGGGAGTGGAGGGCAACCAATCCCAAGGGCGAACCAGCCAGACGCTCCTATCATCTCAACGGCCTATACGCTCCGTGGGTAACATTCGGGAGCTTGGCGGTCAAGTTCCTGCAAGATAAACACAGCGGGATTATCGGCCTACAAGATTTCGTGAACCGAGTCCTAGCCGAGCCTTGGATGGAACACGAATCAGAAAAGATGCAGATCGTTCCCGGTGCTTACAAGATGGGCGAGGTTCGGATGGGCGATAAGCTGATTATGAGTTGCGACATTCAAGAGGCTGGGGGCTTCCACGCTTGGTGTGTAGTGAGGGCTTGGGATTTAGAGGGAAAACCAAGACTCGTGTGGGCGGGTAGGCTAGAAACTTGGGGCGACATAAAGGCAAAGCAAGATGAGTTTGGCGTTGAGGATAAGTGCGTGCTAATCGACTCGGGCGATCAGACCAGAGATGTATATTTGAATTGTTGCAAGAACGGCTGGGTGGCGTTGGTCGGCTCAGACAAGACCAGCTTCTCCGAGATCGTGAACGAGCAGAAGGTTCAAAGGCCATACGCTCGAATCGCAAATGGCGACCCCTTCAGCGGTAAGGCAGTTCAATCCAAGGCGGGGTGGAAGTGGAAGCTCTGCCCGATTTGGAGATGGTCGAACCCATCAATCAAAGACATCCTCTCCCAACTTCTCAAAGAGGAGGGCTTTATCGCCCTAGATACGCCCGATGTTTGGAAGGTGCATATCGAAGCAGAGGTGAAGGTGAGAGTTAAGAATCCTATGACTGGCAGGGAAAGACTTGTGTGGAAGCAGATTGGCAAGCACAATCATTTAATGGACTGCGAATGTATGAACATCGTTGGAGCGGCACTCCACGGACGGCTCAAAGTTTCCCCCGCAAGTTTGACAGAGGAGGTTGAGAATGGCGAAGGGTGATTTCATTGGGCTACCCCTTGCTACCCTAACTTCTCTGCGTGATAAGTATGTGACTTGTCTTGAGGCGATTGCGGTGGCTGGGTCTAGCTATTCGATAGCGGGACGCTCTTTTTCGAGGGCGAATCTTGGGGAAGTTCGTGATACTATCGCAGAGCTAACCCTTGCCATTCAGTCTGTCAACGGCACTCGTATCCGCACGACCTACGCTAACTTCTCGTGAAAAAAGCCCAGCTAAACTTAATCGATAAAGCGGTTGCCTTTCTGAACCCGCAAGGGGCAGTTAATCGGATGATTGCACGGCAGAAACTTGTAAAGTTCTCCTTTTATGATGCCGTCCAATATACAAGAGAGAGACAAGGCCCGAGTGCGCTTTCTGGTGCAGAAGATTTTAGATCAAACTATGATCGTGTTCAGTTGATGAGGAGAGCGAGGGATTTATCAGATAATGTCGGACTTATTCGGTCTATTCTAATGAAGTTCGCAAGTCATACAGCCGCAAACATCTCCTACCAAGCCCGAACAGAGAACCCCGAAGTTAATACAGAGGTTGAGGCATATTGGGCAGAGTGGTGGGACAAGTGTGATCTAACCACACGACATACTGGTTCAACCCTTATGCAAGTGGCGATGATGTCGATGCTCCGAGATGGTGATTTTCTTTTCGTTTTAGTTCGAGACAAGGATGGCAACCTAAAGATTCAAGGCATCGAAGCCGACAGAGTAGGCGACCCATTCAGGGTTTATACAAGCCTAGATTTGATTGGCGGAATCCATATTGATCGAGATACTGGTGCGCCGAGTGCTTACGATATTTACAACCGAAGCATTGGAGATTTCTATACATTCCAAACTACGATTCCTTCTAGCCAAGCATTTCACTTGTTCGACCCACTCCGCATTGACCAGTACCGAGGAATCTCCGCTTTCCATACGGCCATCAATGACGCAACGGATATTCACGACATAATTAACTTTGAGAAGATGGCCGCTAAAAATGCAAGCTCCCAAGCGGGTATTGTGAGGCGAAACAACAACAATGCCTCCGATCTCTCAACCCTCACAAACGATGCGGATTTGAATGGAAACACAATCAAGCTCGAGGCGATTGAGTCTGGCAAAATCTCTTACCTAGAACCCGGTGAGGATATCGTGTTTCCAGATGGGCCGAGCCGTCCCTCCGGTGCGTTCGCAGAGTTCCACAAGATTCTCCTCCGCAATATCTGCCTTGGCCTTGGAATCCCTTACAGCTTCGCCGTTGACCCATCCGCTATGTCTGGCCCGACTGCTCGACTTGAAATGCAACAAGCAGGGCGCACCTTCCGCAGATATCAGAAGCTCATCGATGACAAGGTTCTTCGACCCATTAAGAACATCGTTATTGCCGATGGAGTAGCAAGGGGATTGATTGAGAACAATGTTGGAAGCAGAACGACCAAGGGCATCTTTAACTTTGGGGCAAATGTATCTATTGATTTAGGCCGCGAATCTGCCTCCGCAATCTCCGAGTTCAAGACTGGCCTCAGAACTGCCGCCGACATCTACGCCGAGCGAGGCCAAGATTTTGAGAGTGCTATGCGACAAAGGGCTATTGAGGCCAAGCTAGTGAAGGATTTGGCTGGCGAGTACGAAGTATCGGCAGACACGATTTCCGACATCGCCGCAGAGGGATTGACCAGAGATTCACAAAAAGCACAAGCGACCCCAACAGAAGGCGAGCAGACACCCGCTGGACAACCTTCGGACGAGGATATGCTCGGTGGTGCTTCACTCAACGGAGCGCAAGTTGCCTCACTCATCAATGTTATCAATGCCGTGGCAATGGGCGCAGTTTCCAAGGAGGGCGCGGTTTCAATTATCACGGCGGCCTTCCCGACCATCAGCCCAGACCAAGCAAGGGCAATCGTGGCGGGAGTCAACATTGGGACAACTATCCCCACGACCAAAG